CTGAATATCCATTCGATGTTGGTTTATGGGAGCTTGATAATGATGCCTTGCAAGAAGGTCAAAAACTGTCAAGAGAAGCTTTAGATAAGATTGCCGAATGTCGCCTGCTTGATGATTGGCCAAGCTGGTGTCAAACAGGAGTTCAATCTTTATCCCTGCCCCGATGGGCATTTTCAACCCCTTTAGAAAAATGAGTTTTAATGAAGAGCAGAAAAAACTGCTAAATCAAAAAATTGATCAAAAAAATGTCACTTTCAGACCAGGTGGAGGTGGTCAGAAGTTAGCTTATGTTGAAAGCTGGCACGTTATACAGGAAGCAAACCGCATCTTTGGTTTTGATGGCTGGAGTTCTGAAACACTGGATACATTCTTGGTTTCTGATGATCCCAAATGTATTACTTACATTGCAAAAGTAAGAATTACGGTTGGTGATAATATTGTCAGAGAAGGTACAGGTGCTGGTCATGGTCGTATGGGTAGTATCGGTGATAAATATGAATCAGCAGTAAAAGAAGCGGAAAGCGATGCAAGAAAACGTGCGCTGATGCAATTTGGAGATCAATTTGGCCTGTCTTTATACGATAAGGACAAGGCATGGTTAAAGCCTGAAGATAATAAACCAACTGTCTCAAGTAATAAACCAATCGACAGATCCGAGAGTGATAAGTTCATCAAAGAATGTGAAGCCTTCATTAATAAACCAGGTAACAAAGACAAACTTGGTTTGTTAAAGAAAAACATTTCAAAACGATATGAAACTAATGCTATTAGTGAAGATCAAAGAGATGGATTACTGACACTTATTTTAGAGAAGGAGGATTCATGAATGACCTTATAACATCAGATCAATTAGCTGAAGAGCTTGGTGTAAAACCTCAAACTGTGCGACTTTGGAGAACCAAAACTCGCAAGGGTCACCCCAGTGGCCCGAAATGGACTGTCATCCTCAATAACACTATTCGGTACAGCCGATTAGACATTGAGGACTGGCAGAACAAAACTAACAACCCTGACTAATTAAATTATCATGTTAAGCATTACAGCCGTTGGCAACCTAGCCTCAGACCCAGTACAGAAGGAAACTTCACAAGGTACTAAAGTTACAAACTTCAGATTACTTACAGACATCCAAGATGTTACTGTTCAAGTTGATTGCACTGTATGGGGCAATCGAGGAGATGTTGTCATGGACTATATCAAGAAAGGCAGTCAGATTACTGTGACAGGATCTGGCAACTTAAATACTTTTGAGAAAAGAGATGGCAGCCCTGGAGCATCTATTCAGGTAAGAGTAAATGATTTTACATTACCTGTGAAGAATAGAAACTCAGAAGCAGTACCAGCCTAATTTATAGGGGCATTGAAATCTTAAGGTATCTGAAACCCCAATGCTCGGATTAAGTTCCTTCAATGTATTGGTTCATCTAAGTCCTTTAGGTAACGAAAGACGGATACCGATTTGATTTCATGTAAGACCCCTTTTTTATTTATGACAACAGCCGAAAAAATCGCAGCAGCCAGAAAAAGAGTTGCTGAACTTGAACTTCTCATAAAATTATGGAGCAAAAAATGAAAGATCCTGAATACATAAAAATAAAAATAAAACTTGATGATCAAAGTAAAATTGCAGCAGCTTTTGGTTATGCAATAGTGTATCTTGCGCATAGAGACAAGGGTGCTTCTATGGCAATGGCTGAAGCGGCTTGTAGACTTGATCAAAAATTATTATGACCAGCTTGCAGAATTACAGAAAAAATTCTGGTTTGAACGGTTAGATCTTAAGGAATATTGTGTAAGATATGATGCTATAAATAAAAGGATAGCGGAACTGGAAAATGAGTGATTCAAAAAAGCTGAGAGCATTGAAAGAGATAAGACGTAAAAATTTAGAAAAAAATTTATTAGATGTCCAACTAAAAGGTCAGGATCATTATGTGTTCATAAATGAAAGGAATAAGGCACAGGTTGTAAATAAAGACGGTGCATGGGTCACTGAACACATCAGAACATCAATCCTGAAGTTTAATTTTGAAATTGATAAGATTGATAAATTATTGGTAAAAGATTTTACAAAAGAAGAACTTAACCAGTACGAAAAAAGCGTTTCATAAATCCTCTTTTATTTTTTCTTACCTGATGTGCAGCATTAGCAGCCTCAAGTTCCACAAGACGACCAAGTAAAGACGCAAGAAATACATCCTGTTTCATTTGATGCCTTACCAGATGAGTGCAATACCGTTTGACGCTGTAAATATCATCAGAGGCAAGGATGTCACGACATCTCTGTTCCACCGATAGCTCTAACTCCAATGGAGCATCTTCTATTTCGATGTTAAGAAATTTTCTCTTTTTCATTTTACTGGAAAGAGTTTTTCTTCAATCATCTTGACGATGGCATCATCAACATCATTGTCAGATTTCTGTGCAAGGTCTTTCAAAAGATTTAAAGCTGCCTTGCG